AATCTGTGGCTCTGCCTGTCCTTTGATCTTCATCACCAAAGGATATGCCCCTGTCTTGGTGGGCAAATCCCCAAGCACTTGGAGAATGGCATTTACTTCATCAACAGTCAATTTAAGAGTCAGTTCCAAGGTACACCTACTGCGGTTACGGGGTTCTTTTGCAATTCAATCTGAGCAGCCAAAGCCGCCTCAGTAGCATCTTTATCCACACCGTTGGCCCATATCCATCCTAAGACAGTTTCTTTCGTCAGAGAGGCATAGGGAATGGTTGCAGTTCCTTCACTCCATGAGCAAGTGCTGTACACAGATGCAGAGTAATCCCCATCTGTTGCATTTGCTTGCCAATGTGCAACCGTCACAAAACCATCTGAGGTTTGTCTATCCAATTGACTCACATTCCAAACGATTGTTGACATGGTTTATGCTCCTTCTAAAGCGGTGATACGGGCGGTGAGGGTTGTGATGAGGGCTTGCTGTTCTTGGATGGCTTTGACCAATGTGGGAATCAATGTTTCATGGTTGATGTTCTTGTATTCAATGCCATCTGCACCAGCTTTTGATGTGCTAACACATTCTGGAAATACTGTTTCAAATTCTTGAGCAATAAAACCGGCCACATCTTTTTTGTCTTGGCCTTTGCCCTCTTTCCAATCAAAGCGTCTTGGCTTAAGTGCCATAATTGAAGAAAGACCAGTATCAATGTCCCGCACATTTTCTTTAAGACGTTCGTCAGAAATTGCGGTAATTACGATTGATGTAGCAAAAATAGTACCGCCATATCCAACATAAAAACGATAAGCCGCTGCTCCTGTTGAATAGACACTCCAAACAGTGGCGGCGTTTGTTGTATATGTGGATGCTGCATGGCCTTGCCCATCGGGAGAAAATCCAAAACCATCGCCTGTAGTTGCTGATGATGATGTCTTCCCCACCAGCAAGTTACCGCTGGAGTCAGCAACCCAAGCGGTCACATTGTCTGTTGCGTTGTACAATGAGAATGTTGAAATACCTGCCGCGCCTGTGTAACCAAACCTCCACCGCTTGCCACCACTTTCAACGGTGTTGTCCATGACGTAATAGGTAGCAGAGCCAGCTGCATTCTGTTTAAGTTCAATTGTTGAACCAATTGAAGAAACTGTCAGAATGCTTGATGGCGAACTCGTCCCAATACCCACATTGCCCGATGAATCAATAAATGCTCTACCGGCTCCATTGGTGGCTAAAACAAGAGGTCTTGCTCCCGATGTTCCAATAAATCCCGCATAAGCAGCACTACCGCTAAAAAGAGCAGTGCCTGCACTATTGTCAATTCCATATAAAAATGTGCCGCCAGTATTTGCAAAGTTGCTATACAAAATTCCCGTTGTTCCGGATTCAGCTTTTACAACTTGCCCTGCGGTTGCTGTTGAGGTAATAATTCCACTAGCACTCAGCGTAGTAAACGCACCTGTAGAGGCTGTCGTAGCACCAATCGACATATTGTTGATAGTGCCTACACCCGTAGATGTAAGAGCCAGTGTCGGCGTATTACCTGCCGTGAGAGTGATTAGGTTGGTATAGGCTGTGCCATCCACATCATAGGCGGCAAGAGACAAAGTATTGGTAGCTGTCTTAGCTGATTTAAGCTGAGTGCCAGTTACATATGATGCTGCTTGTGTGATGGTGTCGGTGTCAGCATCTCCAAGGGTGGTGTTACCAGTGACGGTCAAATTAGTGAACGTACCGGGGCCAGCCGTGTTACTAATCTTGATGAAGTCTGATCCGTTCCAGGCGCACAAAGCTGATTCGCCCTTTGCAATCGTTACGCCTGAAGTTGGGCCTGCGCCCGCAAGAATAATAGATTGTGTGCCCGAGCTTGCATTGATGACCGTATAGATCTTTGACTGTGCCGGTGCAGTGATAGTGCGCGTAGCAGAACCGCCTGCCGTCCACAAAAGAATAGCTTCTCGTGCCGTATTAGACGATCCTTGAGTGGTGGTCAACGTTACATCTGAGTCTGCCGAAAGAGTGGTTGTCCCGGCAATTGCAGAGTCCAGCAATGAAGTAATGCCGTTATTGACCGTATCGCCCCATGTGCCACTTAATTCACCGGTTACGGGAAGTGCAAAACCCAGGAGTGATGTGTATGCTGTAGTCATGTTTAAACCTCAAGTTACGACTTCTTCCCAATTGGCAGTCTGTTCGTCTAAAACATTTGACCAATTAGGAGTCTGCGGGTTGCTGATATTTTGCCACGATGCGACCTGCGTGTCATCTATAGGTTTCCAATAAACCGCAATAACATCACCTGCCGCACCTACTGCGCTTACGCCTGTCAAAGCCAGTGACCTTTCTGCCACTGACACTGTTCCAACGGATCCTGATGCCGACACTCCAGACAGAGCAATGGATATTCCACTGACAACCGTTCCCACGGAACCATCTGCCTGCAACGATGGCAGAGGGACAATTACTCCGCCTGGGGATCCTGTTGCTAGATTACCCGTCAAACTGACCGCTGCGCTCTGAACAACCGACCCTACGGCCCCAGACGCCTCAACACCAGTCAAAGCACTGCTCTTGTCACCGGTAACGTTACCAGTGGCTCCAGATGCCTCAGAGCCCGTCAAGGCCACCAATCTTGATGTCGTGATAGACCCAACTGCACCAGATGCCAATACGCTGGTAATTGCTGCATCTTGACCGCTGGTAACGTTACCAACTGATCCCGCCGCAGAAACACCCGTCAGCGCAACTGTAAGGGTTACTCCTACGCTGCCAACATCCCCATATGCAATGTCGCCGTCTTCACCCTCTGAGGTGCTGGGGGCCATTGTCCCAACAGCACCAGCAGCCAATACCCCCGAGAGGGCAATGATGAGATTTGGTGTGGCAGATCCTACCGCGCCTGTGGCGGTATTACCTGTGAGGTCAAGAGTACCGCCCCATCCGTTACTCCCCCATGTGCCATCACCCCACCCGAGAGACACGGCCTACCCCTTTAGGTGGTAGCCAAGCGCAACAGAGCAGTCGAAGTCGTATTGGCAGGCATCGTCAATGTAAAGGTTCCAGCCGTGATCGTCTGGGAACCAAAGGTGTGAACACTAACGGCCTTGTTACTCTGTGTTGAGTTATAGATCAACACCGCATCAAACGCCGTGGTCAGCGTCACCGTGGTGTAGCTGATCGAAGCCGAAGGCGTCCAATAGGCCGTGCCTGCGGTTGTCGAGGTGTTTGAAGGTAGCGGAGCCGTTGCATTGGTCACCGTCACGCCACCAGCAGAGTACCCAGTACCAGACACTTCACCAGAGGCCGAATAAGCCGTGGTAGAAGCATTGATCGTTGCTGACGCAAGATACAAGGCTGCTTTAAACGTGTCAGCAGTGGTGGCTGCACGGATCGGTGCAGTGCCAAAGTTGTGGGTTGCTGTCAAAACCTCGCCCAAGAACGAAGTGGTCATTGCTTGTGTGTTTGCCATGATGTTTCCTTTAACCTAATGATGCGGCTTCAGCACCGGCAAAAACCGGCATTTTCTTCAGGGTCACATGGGCGGAGCGGTGAACTAGCTCACCTTCCAACCAATATTCAACCCAAGTGGTTTGTTCGTTGTCATTGTCCACGGTTCCTTCTCGCTTCTCAAGCAAAGAATCATCCATTTCGCCCTTGGTGGTCGTGACTATCAATTTGAACTCCTGATCAATGCTGTGGTTACTGTGTTGGCTGGCATCGTGATTGGAAACGTTCCACCCACTGTCGATACTTTGTCAGACCCAAAATCCAATACTGCCACCGATTTATTCCCCTTGGTGGAGTTATAAATCAATGCACACCTAGCCGTTATAGCGCCCGTCCATGACACATTTGGAAAGCCTACATAGGCCGTGTATCCAGAACTGCTCACCGTGATCGGCGTTAACTGCAAACCCCCAGGCGCATAGTTTCCCCCGCTTGACTCGTTGTCAGTGGAGTAAACGGTTGTGCCTTCATTCAAATTTGCATTCGCCGTATACAGGGCAATCTTGATCACATCCGTGGTCAAGTCATGGATGCCCTGATAAAGCTCAGCTTTGAAGCTGGTGGTTTGTGTTTGAACAATGCTCATTGGACTGCCGTTCTGACCTGACCATCACGATAAGCATCCATACGCTGTTTGCCATCGCCCAAATTCTTGAGCAGCGCAATAGACTGCAAATACATATCTTGGTAAAACTTGACCAGATCTGGCTCACCCTTCATGTATCGAATAGCCTCTACCAACGTGCCATTGAGCAGAGCAGAATCAAAGTGTTCGCCCAGCCATGTCGTTCCAGCAGTCACAATAGACTCTGGATAGTAGTAGTAGTGCAATTCAACCGAATACGTTGTATCTGGTATTGGGCCAAGAATGAAAGACAACTCTGTTGCAGCCGTTGACTGTGGGCCAAAAATCGCATAGTGCTTAGGCTTGCCACGATACGCCACTGACGTATTTGGATATGCCTCACGCATGAAGTTGACATCTTTATTTAACAAATAAAGATATTCGTTTCCGTCAATCACAGCCAACGAATAAGCAGAGAGGAAACTTGGATCATCAGGGGCTGACAAGTATTGATTACCTGCCGTGATTGTCCCCGTCACGTTCTTGCGCAAGTTAGCTAACTGAACAGTGTTATAGATACGCTGCTCAGCCTGCTTAATCATTATGTTCATGTCTACCGTGGGAAACGTGTTCTCACAGTAGTCAGAAACAGCAATGACCAATTCGGTGTAAGTCATGCCATCGGGCCTCTTGCCATCACGCCCTTGGTGGCTGCGCCAGTACCACGGATTTTGATGCCATCAGTCTTGGGTGCAGAGTAACCATTGCGGTTGATGTTGCCAACAGACATATTCACGTTTGCGGCTGCACTACCATTCGGCTCTTTGCCAGGGTTTGTCTGCATGGGAGCAGCTTTACCCTTCATGGTATGAGGAACGGCATACGTTGCCGCATCGCCAACTTCCTTGCCCATCATCTTCTTGCTAAATTTAGCCATTATTTGCTCCCAGATTTCTGGTTCATTGCGCGGGAAAGGTTCTTCCCATACATCTTGCGATCCATGCTGGTAGGGCCACCGGCTTTCATGCCTTTGGTGTGCATACGGGATTCATGGCCTTTGACCATTTTCTTGGCTTCGGTGTCGGCAATCGCCTTAACTTGCTTCTTGTCCATATCTGCTCCTAAGTTGTGCTAACCGTTACTGTACCAACACTTGCCGTTGCCACCAAGTAGTTTGGCGTCAGTGCTACATCAAAAAAGCTAGATCCACCTACCGGCCTCCAGCCCCACTGTATATCTCTGGAACCTCCAGTTGGGTATCCACCAAATCCAGTATTGTCAATCTGCAAGCCATTCGGCCCTGCCGTGACATACGTTGTGTCCCGCCTGGGCGCTCTCAGAGCCTGCGGATCCTCCACTGGATACATACCCAGCAACAATTGAGGATGGTCAGGATCCCAGCACTCAGGGCAAACCTTGATCTCATACCGCTTTGTCTTTACAACCTCGGTCTTGAGCTTCTTTAGTTTGAACTGCTGCCCGCATCGGTCACACTCAGCAATTGCAAACTTGCCTGATGAGTATGTATTACCCATTAGGGCGTACTCCCACCTATGAACATCTGTCTAGGCACAAATCTAATCGGCGCTTTTTCGTGATCTTCACCAGCCGCCAAAGTAAATTGCTCGTCATATGCCATCTTCAGCATATCCATGCGGCCCTGCAATTCAGGTACCTTCATGGCAATGTAGTACGCCAAACCAGCCACCACACACGGCAAGAAACGGAAATTCATGTCTGCAATCTGGACACCAGATCCGGCATCTTGGATTCTGCGCATACGGTAATACACAAATTCATACGATGTAGAGTTATCTGGCGTAGGCCACACTGTTACCGCTGGTAGCTGGGGCACAAACACCGCCGTAGCAGTCGTGTGCGTAGCTGCGGTAGTGTTAGCTTGCCCACGGAAACATGATCCCAGGTCATTCCCAGAGATATATCCGTAGTAAATGATTTCGTTGTCCAGCTTGATGAACCCAGAAGACGCCAATCCAACAGTGGAAGTTAACGTAATCGTGGTTGCCGTGCTGGTAACGCTTCCACTTGTCAGCAATGTGGTGGGGTTTGTTTCACCAGACAAACGCTGAATCCAAACCTGGATTGGCCTAGCTTGCTGCAATTTGTTGGGAATGGTCGCATAAGTAGAAACACTAATGCGGGAAATAGTCAGGTCTGCCTGGGTTGAAGAGCTATTTGCGCCCGTGCGAATCACATGATCTAGCAGATCAATAGTGTCCGATGGCAGCGCATAGGTGTTCAATCCTGGCGTCAAAGGGAATGATCCAGCCTCGATAGTCCACATATTTAGACCACGATTTGACCATTCAATTGTCATCAAATTCATTGACCTGCGGGCTGTTCGCAAGTCATAGCCACTACGCATTTCACGCCCAGCACGTTCCCACGCCTCCTCGGCGATCTCCGTGAACTCCATGTTGAACGCTGAAGTGCCAGTGGTATAGCTCATTTCATGGCTCTCATGTTGTCAACCAAGTTTGGATATGGGCGACCAGCCTTCTTTGCCGTTGCTTTGGCAAAAGCCTTCTGAGCCAAACTCAGCTTCTTATGCTTTTTAGCGGGATTAGGCTTGTTCCAAACCTCTCCGCCTTCAGCATATTGTGTGAAGTCAGTGTCATCACGCCGTGCCTTCCTCACCCCCTTGGGCATTTTGGAAGGGTTTACTGCGCCCATTCCTCGGCTAGGCATCATCTCAGCACTTCCCGCCGCGCATCATGCCACGGTTACCAGCCATAGAGATTTTCTTGCCCTGGGTCTTGCCCTTGGTAGCAATGCCATCACGGCTAGGGGCAGCAGTTTTGACAGCGCCCATCTTGGTGGTGGAAACGTTACCACCCTTTTTCATGCCCATCATCTCAGCCTTTTCATGCTTGACCATAGACTTGGGAGCGCCTTTTGCCTTCATAAAAGACACTTCTTTTTTAACCATCGCTTTAGATTCTTTCATGTCACCACCTCGTGAAAATGTTTTGCCTTTATCGGCTTTTGCAAACTCTTTTCCCACGGATTGTGGGACTCCTGCTTTCTTGGCGAACGATGGATTGTGGGCCACCGCCTCCATGAATCTGTGCTGTTTAGCGCTATGAGAGGGCACTTCGCTGTTCCTTCATAAACATATCAATCTTGGTTTCTAGTCTGTCTAGCCTGTCCATGATTCGATTGATGTCTGTATGCAAGTCTACCTTGGTAACGTATTCTTTTGGCATTTCTTCTCGGGTTTTGTTGATCAAAATCTGAAGTCGTTTAATCTCATCGGACTTCTCTTTCAGATTCCAACCAAGTAGCCCCAGAAAGGCCGTCAAAATAGCGTTCCAGATAGCCATTTCCATCAGCACATCTTCCCGCGAGTCTTGCCTCGTTGCGCAATGCCGTCAGCACGGGATGAGGCTGACACCTTGCCACCGCTAGCTTTTTTCACAGGGGCTGATCCACTATCAACGTCTTGTGGGGGTTTACCCTTTTCAGCCGTGTAAATGCCCGCATCTTGCTTTTTATCGTGGTCAGCGAGTTCTTTGGCGGTGGGGCCACCTTGTTTCCCACGTCCTGCGCCAGCGTTATATTCAGCCATGATTAACACATCTTTCCGCGAGTTTTACCCCGCTGAGCAATACCGTCAGCACGACTAGAAGCCTTGGAAACGCTTCCACCTTTGGCATATGCGTCAGGGTTTGATTTTTTACCTCTCTCACGAAGAGCGTCAATCGCCCCACGAAACGGGTTGTGGAGCATAGGTGCAGCGGCTTGCTTAGCCCTACGTTCATCGCCTGCCGCTTTAGCGGCTTTTACAGCTTCTGGGTCAGCCTTAGCTGGGCCAGAGAACACGTTGTAAGGGCCAATGCCCTTGGACTCCTCCGCTTTGGGAGCAGGTTTCGAGGGTGCCATTTCAGCTTTGGCGGCAGGTTTTGCAGGGGCATCTTCTCGCATTTTCGTGCTGAACTTCATCCCAGGCTTACCTTCCCAGGTAAATTCTTTATCACCTCTAGCACGAGCGGCAGCAAAGGCTTCGCCAAACGTCTGTTTCTTAGCGGGAGCAGCTTTTGCGGGCATTTGTTCCATCTGTTCTGAAACAGAAGCATCGCCTTCAATCATGCTTCCCTCTGGGCCAGCAAAACGTTTCATCTTCTTCATATCCACTCCTTGATAGGTTCTAACAATTCCAAGCGTGCAACGCTTTATTGATCCGACTGTTTGGATCTTTGGCCGTCTTCTCGGATGTGAGCTTCTTTTTCATCCCAGTCATCCTTGCACAGAAAGAGTCTCGCCTGCTGCCGCCCTCTGGTTGAGGAGGCTTCAGATTCATCCCTTGTTTTTTCGCAGAGGCCCGACCCTTGGCGTTTAGACCACCACTTGGGCTCTTGCCTTCTTTGCGTTGCCATGCTGGGCTAGCCATTTGCCACTTTCAATTGCAACCGTGAATGCTCCTTGAGCAGTGGCTGCAAAGCATCTTGCTCAAAGTTGCGGGTGAATTCTTGTGTGCCAATGTGTGGCAGGCTGATCATTGGATCCAGATAGATCTTGAATCCATGCTCCCTGGCCCTGCGGCAGAACAGGTAATCCTCGCCAATGTATTCACCATCAATGATGGCAAAGTCAAACACGGCGTATTCATCTGCGCCATCCCCATCACCTTTGTACTTCCACTCAGGATGCAATGCAATCATGGATTCAATCACATGGCGGCGAATCAGCATAAAGCCTGTCGCTACGCTCTCAACACGCATCAGGCCGTTCTCATCAAACTCTAACTGGTTATGTTCATCCAGGTAAAAGTCTAGGAAGAATTTGGCATCTGCTGCCCTGCGGGGATACGTACCGGCCACAACGTCCCGGTCTGTAGCCAAAGCTAACAGCCGTGTTACCGCATCCACATTGATGACCACATCGGCATCCACAAACAGCAGATCGGTACAGTCTGAATCCATGAAGTTGGATACCAGCTTGTTCCGTGCCTTAGTGATGATTGAGCATCCAGACAGGTGTACCAAATGAATGACAACACCCATCTTGTCCAACTTGGGGACAAGTTGCGCTATGGCAAAAGCGGTCTTGATGTTGACCTTGCCATCGTAACAAGGGATCGCAATCATAAGCTTGCGCCCCACCAAGTTGAAGCTCTTATCAGCCATAGAACACCGTGAGTCCTGTTAGCGAACCAACGCTCAATGTCAAATACAACCCATCAGCCGCCAAGACGCCTTCTCCGGGGACAAGGATATATGTGGAATTGGCTACTGTTTGACTTGTAATGTCCATCGTAAACAAAACAGCGGCTGAAGCACCGCCATCACGAATCTCAAATGTACAAGCCGTGCTTATGGCTGGTGTAACAATAAAACCCTTCAGTCGTGTACGCCCTGCGTAATACGACCCAGCGGTACTGCGGTGCGCTGATTTAACGTCAGTTTGCATACCCATAATCAATCTCCTGAAAAGTGGGGGCCGAAGCCCCCTGGATCAATTAAGCGGATGCTGGGAACTGCGAACCGTTAGAGTCAGCAACAACGTACACCACGGTAAATTGAACCGTGCCAGCGGTAACTGCGGCAACCGTTGGGGTCAAGGTTGCAATCAATTTCACATCGGTTGGGCCAATACCAATCCCGTTGGGAGAGGCGGTGGAGGTGGCTCCGCACCATGCAGACAAGACAGCATTGGTTGTAGCCAAGCGGCCTGCGGTAGTGATGTCGGTGGTTGTCCAATACTTGTTGGCGGTTGTGCCATCGCCCAGGGTCATGTTGGCTGCGGTAGAGCCAGTGAAGGCAACCAGCGTGTCAACATAGATGTCCAGAATTTGTGCGCCAGCAGGCAGAACACCAATGGTGTCGGTCGTAGCCGAAGCGGCCTGACCAGCATAATTCTTTTTGAAGGTTTGAGAAACAACGGTTGCACCGCAGTTTTCAATCGTGCCGACAGTGGTGCCGGTAGTGTTACGAACAGTGCCCAACAGCCAGGGGCCAAGGTGAGTAGCGAAACCCATATTCAATTCTCCATGCGTTAAAGCGTATCAATCTTGCATGACAGTCAGCCGGGACTGTTTGATACGCCGGGATTCCCGGTTTAGAAGCAATATATCACGGTTTTTATTGGTGTGCAACAAATAAAAAGGGCTCCCGAAGGAGCCCTAGTGGCAGGCCAGTCACCTCTACCGTTCTGGGATTTATCAAGACGAACCGGGTGATCCGAAGATGCCCAGAGGGTCAGACACGCCGAAGCTGTAACGCTCACGGGCCTTGTAACGAACGTTACCAGTGTCGAAGTCACCGTCCATGCTGTTTTGCAGCGGGGTACGGATGAAGTGCTTCAGACCGTTAGGTACGTCAGTCATCAAGAACCAAGCGTTGGTGTCGGTCAGATAGTGGTTAACGGTGTAACCTTCTGGAATCGAACCATTGTTCTTCAATGCGTTGACATCGTTGTCAGTGGTGCCGACACGGAGTTCGGTTTCCAACAGACGAGTAGCAACGAACATCAGATTAGGAGGAACGACCAACTTCTTGGGCTTGGCTGCGATCAACAAACCACGCTCATCCGTCCAGCCTGCGATTTGAATGACGGCATTCTCAAGAGAAGTCTCATTCAAGTCAGCGCCAGTGGTTGGGCGATTGCTGTTAACGCCACCAGAGATCAAGGGGTGTGCGGTGTTACACAAGGTAACGCCGTCACCGTAGGTCACTGCGGTATTGAACGCATTGTTCAACACGTAAGCGGCCTTGACCTGCTTGGTGTAAGCCATACCACGGGCCAGAGCTTTGGTGTAGCGGCTGGACAACGAGTCATACAAGTTGTCTTCCACTGCTTCTTCCGTGATGGAGAAGCCCATAGCAATGGTTTCGTGGTTGTAACGAGCCGTCCATGCTTCCTGAGCATTGTCATAAGCGATGGCAGAGCCTTCGTTCTTGACAGGTGCAGCAGAGAAACCAGACAGTTTCGTTTCTTCTTCAAAGCTACGCTCCGAGGTTTCGGTTTCGTAGATCTCTTTGTGCTCTTCGCCGTATTTAGCGTACTCCAAACCGAACAAGGCGTTCAGGCCAGGGAGCAGTTCCTTGAGCAGTTGTGCGCGTGAAATTGCCATTTCTTACTCCTTAAACACCAGTGGTGTTGTTGTATTGGTGAGTGTTGATTTTCACCAACAATTCGGTGTAAGTGTCCGCTGCGGTAGCAGTCTCAGGCACAACATCGATCACACGGATTGGAATAGTGGCGGTAGTGCCTGCACCGGTCAAGGTCACAGCAAAGGCAGAATTACCAGTAGTAGTGCTGCCAGCGTTGAGAACCAAAGCCAAGTTTGTGCCGACAACGGTACGACCTGCGGAACTCATGGTAGTGCCAGAAGACACAACAGCCACTTTGAAAAGTGCTTGCTGGTCATCAACAACATACGCATAAGCGGGGTTAGCCGAGGTGCTGACGGAAGCGGGAATATACTGACCTTCAACGGTTTGGCCGCTGGAGTTTACGTATGAGCCGCCGACACAGACGCCGACAATGTTGCCAGAGTTAGTGGCAGTTGAAACAACCAGATAACCGGTGCTGTCAATTTGAACCGTATCTCCAAAGAAGACGGCGGTAGCAAAAGAAGCGGCAACGGGAATCTGTCGGAAAGCACCAGCATATGGCTTGCCATCAATTGAATTGATGGGCTTTAGGCCATAAGGTGCTGAGACAGTGGGATAAGCCATGTTTTAAGCTCCAAAAAAGTTAAAGACCTTTACCAAAAACGACCTTGGAGCTACGTTCTTTGAACATAGGCATCCGAGGGTCACTTTCTCGCATGAAGGTGTTATCCACCGAGGCCATCTGTGCATCTGCTTGATGAGCAAAATACGCATCACGGTCAACAGTGAATTCCACTGGGGTTTTGCAAAGCAACAATCCACCGATCTCAATACTGTCTGGGAAGCGGTTAGCTTGTCCGCCCATCAAACGAATTTCGGGGTGTTCTGATGCCTTTACGGGCTCCCATCCTTCACGAAGTTTTGAGGAAATATTCAGAGCATCTGAAGTACCAAGTGTGCTTAAGCGGATCCAACGGAACGCATACCCATCCTCTGGATGAGGGTCAGGTAGAAGTTGGGGAGGTGCCCATTTACGGGGACGCTCTGCTCCTGCACGGCTTTCGGTTTCCCGCTTAGCGCGAGTTTGTACTGCATCTGTCATTTTTAAGTCCTCATTTGTTCCGCAACCTTACGCGCATAAAGCTCCAAAGGAACTCCAAGACGTTTGGCGATATTTACTTGGGTTTGAGTTAGCACGACCTTTTTAGGGGAAGAGCTTCTCGTTGCTGGCGCAACCACATTCGATTTGGTTCGCCGTTCTTCCTTTTCAGGCTTCTCAGCGGGATCCTCAGACTCGAAGGCATCTGGGAACACTTGGCGCATACGAGAATTTACCTTCTCGTAGTAATCGTCTGAAGTCGGATCCACTCCATTTTTGACTAGCTTGTTGTGGAGTACAAGCGCAAAGCCAGTCATCTCATCGTCCGACCCAAACCAAAGATTCGATTCTCTCCACTTTTCCGCTTTGGGATCCGTGGGAGGCGAACTTTGCGGTATTGTTACCGAAGTTTCTTCTTCTTGTAAAGAGGCAGGCTTGAAATTGTTTACCCGGTCAAGTTTTATCTTGGTGGATGTCAAATTCTCCTGCGCCTCTACCAAAGCTTCAGAATCCCCAGCTTCATACGCCTCTTTGTACTTGCGCCGGGCTTCTTCCATCTCCGCAGCAACAGACTTTTTGGCCTGTTCCAGCAGAGCATTCTGCCCTTGATTAAGCGATCCTTTGAGCTTTTTGTTCTCTTCAACGATGGTTTGAGCCACCCGAATAGCCTCTTCTCTCTCCTTCAGAGCCTGTTCGGTACGCCGTTTTTCCTCGTGATAACCCTTTTGTAGGTGCTGAATTCGCCGTCTGACCTTCTCGCCGTACTGCGAAAGCTCCTCTTCATCAGCATCTTTAGGAGGTTCCTCCATCTTTTTGCTGTTTTTGGGCGTGTCATCGACAATTTCTACCTCGGCTTCACCCTCGGCTTCAATTTCGATCTTAATTTCCTGCTCTTCATCACCCTTTTTGACATTTTTATCAGCCTCATCAGGGAATTTGTACTCAGTTTTTTCCATTTTTGCTCCTTACACCCGTGTTACGCCACGGGGATCTTGCACAACGGCCTCAACAGAGTCATCATTGATGATTCGGAACTCTTTTCCGTGGATTTTGATGCGAGTACCAGTGTTGGGTCTAACCAACACAAAGTCTCCCACCTTGCAGGAAGGCCCAGAAGGGAACCTTTTCTCGTCTTTGAAGGCATCTGGCCCCATTTTCACGACAAAAAGCACTGGTGACAGTAGCTCTTCATAGTGCATGGTCTGCCCAGCCTTCACCAAACCGCTTTCATACTCATCATCAATGTCCGGCAGGACACATAACAAGTGGTATGTAGCTGGATCTGGCACCTGTTTCGCCTTTTCATCCGCCGAAGCATTCAAAATGCCCGACAAATCTACGGCTTGAACATCAAACTCAGTCATCATCAACATCCTTTAGTTTACGCACAAGGTCATTTATTTCCATCTGTGCGGTTTGCAGACCTCGGATTGCTCCGCACAGCTCTTTGTAATGAGCGTAGTCTTTAGCTACGCCATCACTCAGCACTCCTAAATGTTGATTTATGTGTTCTTGAATTTTTTTATTCAAAACATCTGCCAGTTTTACATCCATTACTCTTTACCCTTCATTGACTCCAACTGCCGAATAACCATGTCTGATTCAATGCGTGCCTTGGCTTGCAATTCTTGGGATTGGATGCGTTTCATCTCTTTGGCAATGTCGCCATCGATTCTCTGCTTCTCAAGCTGCAACTTCTGCATAGAGATCTGTGAATCAATCTGATCCTTCTGCGTCTTGCGCTGCACATCGGCCTTCTTAATCTCCAACTCAGCTTGTTGAATTTGAACCAGAGGATCTTGTGCAGCTTGCTCAGCTTGCTGCTGCTGACCCTTAGCTTGGTTGGCCTGCATAAGCTGCTGTGAGCCTTGAGCCACCAAACGAGACAACTGCACTTCAACATCTTCCGGCAACTCAGCATCTGGATTAGGCAGAGGAACACCAACTTGTTCTTCAACATCCTTGCGATATTTGAAGGCCAAGTGTTCTGCAATGTGCGCCATGATCGCAGCTTGCATCTGCTGGGCCATTGGGTTTTGACCAATAGTTGCCGCAATCATTGGATCTTGCATGAACGATTGATGCGCCATGATGTGAGCATCTTGGTCTTGATAGATAAACGCCTTTGTGGGTTCGCCTCTCAAGAAAGCCATGTTCTCGCTGATCGGATCTCGTGGCTTCTGATCATCTTTAGTGGGAACTAGCTTATCTGCATTCTTCACTCCCAGCACTTCAATCATCTGACGGTGCAACTGGGGCAAGTTATAAATCTGCGGAGCCTGCTGCGACAACTGAATGATCGCCTGATACTGCATGATCCGCTGGGCCATCGTTGCAGAGTTAGGGTCTGACACTGGAATTACTTCCACCATGTCATAGTCTTCTTGCTTGGCTTTACGGTTTCCGCTCTCAGGATCGTACTCATACTCTTTCGGAGCATAGTCACGAATGATGCTCTTCAGGATTTTGAATTCCTGCTTCATTGAGAAATGCACACGGGCCTGCACAGCAGACATCGTTTTTAACTGCCTCTCAAGCAAAGCCAGCGTAGTACCCACAGGAGCATTTGCGCTCATATCACTGACCTTCATGTCAGCAATAGAACCCAATCTTCGACCTTCATCGGTGATTCGTTCCAGCAAACCAGCCAATACTTGACTCGGTTCCTTATAAGGAAGAGCCATGATGTTGTCTTTGATCGACCCGCTAGGAACGTCTACATCCCTGAACTCGCCAGGAGAGATCGGTGTATCGTCACCTTTCACTCGCAAACCACGAGACTTCAATCCGCCGGGTAGATTACTCAACGTACCAGCATCGATCAACTGACGGATCAGCGATGTGCCAGCCCGTGCATATCCGCCAATCAAATGTATGTAGCCAAATCCATAAGCGCCAAACCCAGGAACGTAGTCATACTGAACCATGTGTTGACGCTTCAAACGCATTACGTCTTCTTCATCGTAGTTACGATAGATCGACAAAACCTTACCCGTCCCGGCATCTATCGACACAATGTAAGGCAATGCGATTTCATCTTCATCTTCATACCCAGGCATTTCGTAATCGATCTGCACTTCATAGATCTGATACCGATCATCATCGGTCAAAGAGTAGCCTTGCTCCTCGGCTTTCTTTTTTTCTACGTCAGTATGAATAGCAACAGGATCCCCTAGATCCACATCTCTATAGAATCCTGCCGCTTGCAATTTGCGTATATCGTTCTTTGTCTTGCGCATAACGTGTGTCACACGCTCAGCCGTTCTAGCTCCACTAGACCCGTAAGGAATGATCACATCTTCCGCAGGTATATATATAGAGGTCTGTCTTCCCAGGGCGGGATCAAAATAGACTTTCTTAAAAGCCGATCCACTTAGCCCCAAGTTAAACAGCATTCTTTCATGTTCAGGGCGGTACTCAGGCATGGCCTCAGTCAACTGGTAATTCATATCAGTGCGCACGCGCTCGGCAGCATCTTCTTTGAGCTTACTGATTGCTCCGATAATTTCTGTCTTGACCGGCCCCTGTGCTGGAAACGTTTCAATGATTGTTTCACTCTGGAACCTTACAGCCGCTTCAGTCAGGATCGTAGAGAAAACACCACAAGCCCCGTTCCAAGGCTCTGTTCTCTCTTCATACTTCATGCCCAAAACTTCTAAGCCTTTGACAAGCATCTCCACCCAATCTTTTCGGGAGTTAATGTCCGCCTCGACCATATCTACAATATCTGCCCCAACTTTTTCTAGCTCACCCTCATCCATGAATTCAGCCAGATTAGAGTCAAATTCCTCACCCTCTTGATACTCACGTTCGGGCTCCAGAGAAATTTCAATCCCGTCAATACCTACGGTAACAGCATCTGGGTTTTCAATTTCAATCTCCATGTCCGGCATATCTAATGCCTCAAGACCCTGGGGAGCAGCATAGAGTGATTTTGCAATGTCCATTTAAACCTCAATAGTAAGCGTGTTTTCTGCGAAAGCTTCTAAGCTCTTCCCGTTCATCGGAAGCAAGCCTTAAAAACCCACCTTGGCGGAACCTGATCAATGCTTGAGTAGAAGAATCCACCAAGTCATCATTGGGCGCATTTGGAAACGCCGCCATCTCTTCAATCAATTCATCAGCCCATCTTGTCTCAGGTGCCCACACTTTACCCGAACTAAATAAATCAGCAACTGAATTGATCCGCACAAACTTGTCATTACCTCTGCTGGGAGTGTATTCACTGACCACGATCCCCATCTGTCTCAACTCAAATATCAACGGGCTACCCGCTGCTTTCGCTTCAATCACAAACGCATCTGGCTCCCAGTACGTGTAATTCTGATGGGCCTTTTCCTTCAACTCAGGAAACTCCATTCGCTTCTTAAACGCATCCAGCAGAATAATGTTCGCATCGTCAGAATTCTCATTCAAATAAAACACACCCCAAGTCGTACACGCCGAATAGTCACTTCGCTCACTCTTCGTAAAAGCCGTGTCCCAACTCTGGATAATGAATTGACAAACAGGCGGATCCTCTTTTGTCCATCTCTTCCACCATTCCCGTTTAACAATTGCACCCTCTTCACCCGTGGGACTCTGCTGATACTGGGCGTTCCACTTAGCAGGTGGAAGCTCCTCCCTTAGAGCAGCTAGCTCCTCAAAACTCCAGAACTCAGGCCACAGAGGTTTTCCTGACGGCATGATAGCAGGCAACTCAATGATCTCCCACTCTTCACCCTTATCTCTACCTGCTGCATCCTTAATGACCCTACCAGTTAGATCCCTATCCCCCCAGCGGGTCATCACGATTACAATAGATCCCCCAGGTTGTAAACGTTGCCGAGGGCCAGAGGTGTACCACTCATATACCTTATCGTAAACAGCCGGATCCCCCGCCGCTAAAGCAGCCTCTTGTTCCGAATGCGGATCATCAATAATCAATAGATCCGCGCCCTTACCCGTAACCGTTCCCCCAACACCAATAGCGAAATACTCACCTCCTCCATTGGTGGCCCACCTACCTGCTGCTTTACTGTCTTGTCTCAGTGCAACATTTGGAAACACTTTTGCATATTGTTCCGATCCAACGAGGTTTCTAACCTTACGGCCAAAGCCAACAGCTAGATCCGCCGTGTTAGAACACTGAATGACCTTCTTATTAGGGAACTTCCCCAGGAACCAAGACGGTAGTAGATAAGAAGCAAACTCAGACTTAGTGTGCCGAGGCGGCATATTAATAATAGCCCGCTTAATTTTCCCGCTGGCTATATCTTCAAATTTCTTAGCCATCAAAGCATGATGTCTCCCACTCACAAATCCAGGCCACATCATCTTCACATAATTCATAAACCCCTCTTGAGCCTTCTCCCTCTCCACAGCCCCACGATACTCCATCACCTGAGCCATAAACTTCTCATACTCATGCGGCTCCAACTTATCAATCAACTGCTCAAGCTTCATATCTTCCTTGTAAGTTTCGTGTAAGGTGGTAACGTTACCAGAGTCGTTGTAAGTTTCATGTAATGTGGTAACGTTACCACCTTACAGTATTCTTACACTGGTAACGCATCACTCTAGGTTCCTAAAATTGATGTACACAGGTCTGACTGTCCTACCCCGTTTCTCTATCTTCTTCACGACACCAAGGTCTACTAACCTGTCCACTAACCTTTTCGTATTTACCAGACCCATCTTTCCACGGATATACGCTATATCCCGCAACGTGGGTGCATAGTGGTACTTCTTCCACCACTCATCAATCACTAAAAAAACCTCGTTCTGCGCCGGACTCATACTTATCTCCATACACTCCTCATACGTCATATCACTAGGCCGTGGAATCATCCTTTTGTTAAAAATTTTTTTGGTACCCCCCACCCCTTTATTCAAACTTTTCATGGGGGGGGGTCTTCCATAAATTTTGGGGTTTGCTTGAGTGGAATAGTATGTTTGAGGACTTGGGACTCCTGCTCACCAGTTTGGGGGGTGGGC